CTGTTAAAAAAGGTCTTACAAAAAAAGTAGAAGAACATAATGAAAAGCATGGAGATAAAAAAGGCAAAAGAGTAACATTAAGAATGTTGAGTGCTGTTTTTAGAAGAGGAGTTGGTGCTTATAATACAAATCCAGGTAGTGTTAGACCAGGAGTTACCTCATCAGATCAATGGGCTTATGCCAGAGTAAATGCTTTTTTATTTGCAGTCAGAACAGGTAAATTTAGGAGTGGGAAGTTTGATTTGGATTTATTACCAAGTGGACACCCATTAGCAACATGAGTGTAGAATCAAGATTATTTATAGAAAAGAATCCAAAGACTGATGAATATCAAGTTAAAATAGTTGTAGGATACTTTGATGATAAACAAGACGCATTAAATCATGCTTCTTATATTGCTATAACCAAAAGCATAGATTTTACACCTGAACAACTTTTTGATAGTTTGCAAGAAATAGAAGAATTAAAAACACCTATCAACACAACGATACACTAATGTTTTATAACTCAAAACAATTAAAAATATTTAAAGGTGTTAAAGAAAGAACATGGTATCAACAAGATAGATTAAGAAGACCTTTTGAAAAACAATGGTCAAATAGTTTAAAAAATTATTTTAAACAATATGCTACAGGAATTAAAGAAGCATATAGAAATGGTAGTCAGATAATGCTTGATATGGAGTTAAGAAAACAAGCAGATACTTTGAGATTAATTTTTAAAGTACAATACACTATCATAGGAAACGCATTTAGAGATTATGCTTTAGGAACTTTATTCTTAAAAGCATTTGATGATGATTTTGATAAAGCACTTTCAGAGTTCATTGATGAAAACACTGCGACTTGGGTTACTGAAATAGATGAAACAACTAGAAAAAGAATGGCGAAAGTAATTTCTAATTCTTATAATGATGGGTTATCTACTGAAGAAACAAGTGTTGCTTTACGAAACATGATTTTAGGTATGGGTGCATATAGAGCAAACCTTATATCAAGAACTGAATCTCATAGAGTTGCATCTTTTGCTAATGAGCAAGTTGCAGTCAATATGAATATTTCAAACACAAACAAAGAATGGGTAGCAATCCAAGATGCTCGTACTCGTTTAACACATTCTATTGCGGCAGGACAAAAAGTTCCTTTAGAGGAAAACTTTGTAGTAGGTGGCGATAGATTAAAATATCCTGGAGATCCAAAAGGTTCGCCAGCAGAAACAATTAATTGTAGGTGTGCTGTAATTTATAGAACACCTGACTTTCAATAAAGGAGAAATAATATGGAATATGTAATAGGAATTATAATCGGAATAGCATTATGTAGATTAAATGATAAATACAAATGGTTCACTAAATGTTGTAACAAGGTTATGAAAATAAAAAAAGGTAAGTAATGCCATTAGTAAAACCAAAAGATAAAGAGAAACGAGAGGATTTCATGTCAAGATGTATGCGTGATGAAACTAGCACTAGCGAATATCCCAATGCTGATCAAAGACTTGCAGTATGTAGTTCTCAATTTAAAAACAAAAAGGAGGAATATTCAATGAGTGATATTGAAAAGATGGGAGATGCTATTAAAAGTTTAACTGATGTAATATCTTCTAAAGCAAAATATGGTGATGGCTCTAATGCTAAACCAAAGAAACCTGAATCAGAAGCATTCATAGACACAAGTGCTATGGAAGAAGATGATATGCAAAAAGTATCAAGAGCAGAAGATCAGTTCGATAACATAGATGATGCTAAAGAAAAAGCAAAAGAAATAGGTTGTGTAGGAACGCATAAAATGGATAAAGATGGTAAAACTATTTATATGCCATGCGGAACTCATGATGCTTATGAAGAAGCAATTAGTAAAGGTTATGGAGAAGAAGAAGATAAATACCACAAGAAACCTAAAAAGAAAAGTGTTTGCGTTTGTCAAGACGATGGTATTTGTCAATGTGATACAGAATTAAAACATTTAACATTTGAAACAGAAATCAAATCAGATGCACAAGGTGTATTTACTGGTTATGGTTCTATCTTTGGTAACGAAGATCAAGGTAATGATATTATGAAAAAAGGTGCTTTCACTAAATCATTAACTAAAAGACCAGCTTCTAAAGTAAAAATGTTATACCAACATAAAACTGACGAACCTATCGGAATATTTACTGATATGTACGAAGACAACAAAGGTTTATATGTTAAAGGACAACTGGCTATGGGTACTCAAAAAGGTCGTGAAGCATACGAACTTTTAAAAATGGGTGCATTAGATGGTATGTCAATAGGATTTAAAGCAGACCCTGACAAACAAGGATACAATGAAAATAAGAGAGGAGTTAGAACTCTTAAAGAAGTTGATCTTATGGAAATTTCTTTAGTCACTTTTCCAATGAATGAAAGTGCATTAATAGAAACTGTCAAAGGTAATGCTAAAAATATTCGAGAGTGGGAAAAAATCTTGCGTGAGGCAGGAGGACTTTCTCGGACAGAGAGTAAGATTGGTGCGAAAGCATTATCTGAATCTTTAAACCAGCGAGATGCTGAAGATAAACAAACATTAGCAGATTTAATTCTCAAAGTTGCTAATAAACTTAAACAATAAATAAGAGGAAACAATTATGGATAATAATGAAGTAAAATCTGCTGTTGAAACTCTTGGTAAAACTTTTGAATCTTTCAAAAATACAAATGATGAAAGATTGAAACAGACTGAAGCTAAAGGTAGCTCTGATCCTATCACAGAAGAAAAATTATCAAAAATCGAAAGTGATTTAGATAAATATGCTGATATGGAAAAGAATGTTAAAGCACAAGCTGATTCAACAAAAGCAAATCAAGAAGCAATGGCTAGATTAGAAACTATTATATCAAGACCTGATTTCGGCAAAGGTTCTCCAGTAGAATCAAAAGCTGTTCAAGTTTTTGACAAATGGTTAAGAAAAGGCAAAGACTCTTTAGCACCAGAGGAATTAAAAGTTCTTACTGTGTCTAATGACAATACTGCTGGTTATCTTGCTCCACCTGAGTATGTGAGAGAAATAATCAAAGGTATCGTTGAGTACTCGCCAATCAGATCAATAGCAAGAGTTAGAACTACTACAAACAGAAGTGTTCAAGTTCCTAAAAGAACTGGCGAATTTGCGGCACAATGGGTAGCAGAAGAAGGTGCAAGAGCTGAAACAACTGGTTATTCAGTTGGTTTAGAAGAAATTCCTGCACACGAACTGTATGCTTTAGTAGATATTTCAGAACAAGAATTAGAAGATTCAGTCTTCAATTTAGAATCTGAAATGAACGCAGAGTTTGTAGAGCAATTTGCAAAAGCTGAAGGTAATGCTTTCGTATCTGGAAACGCAGTAGGAAAACCACAAGGTCTTTTAACTAACGCAAATGTAAATAATGTTGCGAAAGGTGGAGCGGCACTTGATGGCGATTCTATGATTAGTGCGGCACACAATGTTAAGGCAGAATATGGCAGAAATGGAACATATGTTATGAACAGATCAACTGTTTCAGCTGTAAGAAAACTTAAAGATGGTGGCGGACAATACATCTTCCAACCTGGATTATATCAGATGGGTGTAGGTTCTAATATTTTAGGACACCCTATTGTTGAAGCTACTGATATGCCAAATGTTGGTGGAGGTTTGAAACCAGTATTATTTGGTGACTTTAGAAGAGGTTATATGATTGTTGATAGAGTTAATCTATCAATCATGAGAGATCCTTTTACTCAAGCGGCAAGTGGTAATGTTAGATACCTAGCAAGAAGAAGAGTGGGTGGACAAGTAATTCTACCTGAAGCTCTTACTACAATAACAACTTAATAATAAGAGGAGATAAAATATCATGGCAATATATGATGGAAAAAGTGGCATAGCGATTGATGAATCGTTAAATGCTATTGTGAAAGCCGCAGATACAGATTGTACTGGGGTTGATTCACAAGGTTTCTCTACTGTTACTCATGTTGTAAATGTAGGTGCGAATGGAATAACTTTTAGTACAACTAACAAAGTTGAAATTGAACTAGAAGAATCTGACGACAACTCTACTTTTACTGATGTAACTTCCAACACTTCGGTTGTTGGCGGAACAGTAGGAACAAATGGTTTATGGCAAACAATAGATGCTGATGGCGACTGTAATGCAGTTTATGCTATCGGTTATACTGGTCCAAAAAGATACTCTAGAGTGGTTTTAAACTTTAGTGGTACTCATGGAACTGGTACTATTTTTGGTGTAACTGGTATTAAAGGAAGACCAATTTCTGGTCCAACTTCAAGCCAAGCCAACCAATAATAAAATTAATCTACATTAGTAGATTATATTGTAGGGGGAGGAAAGCGAGAGTAGAACTTCCCCTACTCTTACAAAATTTACAAGGAGGAATAAGTTATGAAAATAAAAATGAAAGCAACTTTAGAAGCAAGTGCTAATGCAGAGGGTTCTGTATCTATGATTTATAAAAGTGGCGAAGTTTATGATATGACAAATAAAATGAATATCGCAACTATGTTATTGAATGATGGTAGTGCAGAAAAATCTATGGTAGAAACAACTAAAAAAGTTGTGACTAAAATGGAAAAGAAAACAAAAGGTATTGTTAAAAAAATATTTGGCAAAAAGAAATAAGGATTAAACAATGAGTGGATTAAAAGTTAAAACAGCTTGGACAACCAGTGCAGTAGCTACATCAGATCAAAAATCTTTTATGAGAGTAGATTTTAATGATGATGATACATTGATTGGCGAACTTATAAAAGTTGCACAAAACAATGTTGAAGAATATACTGGTAGAGCAATCACTCAAC